GTAGAAATAGAGGTTCGTCAACTCCGCGTCTGTGTCCGACAGGGCGTTGAGCGCAGCCTGTCCGTTCGTGTCATCGGGATGGTAGTTCCCGGAGAAGGAGACCTCCCCGGCATCGCCGATGCCCGCCTGTTTCCACTTTTTCACGGTGTCACCGAACGCCGTGTCCTCCTGGACGTCCGGGACAAATCCGCTAAGGGACCACGTTCCGAGCCCCGCGATGGTCACGGAACCGTACATGACCTTTGCCAGCCTGCCGCCGATGCTTGAAGACATTTCCGTTACCTCCTGTTTTGTAGTTGTTCGATCCGGGCAAAGAAAAAGGCGGACAGGTTGAAGGGTTGGCTCCAACCAGCCGCCTTTTTCGATTCTTGCGTTCCCCGGGGAGTTGGCCGACTCCCGGGGGAAACCCGGATTTTATGCCATGTTTACGCTACCCTTTTTCTCTCCAGTTTCTTCCTCTCGACCCCGATCACCGTGGAATCAATCCTCGGGGCCCCCTTGAACCGCTTATGAAGCCACTTGAAGGACGCCTCGAAATCCTTTCCGGGATACCAGCTGAACGGCCTCATGCAGTAATGCTCCGCGAAGGCGTCGAGGATCCAGGCCGTTCCCCCCGCCTCCCATGCCTGGAGGACGGCGAGCGTTCCGTACAAATCGAAGCCCTTCAATGCTTCATCGAACCGGAACCCCTTTTGCAGATTGACGATGATGCAGCACTCGTCAAAACAGGCCGCCGGATGGGGGAACCTGTGGTCCGAGTTGAAAAGGAGCGGAAGGCGCATATCGTGGAACCGCCCGCAGATTTCCCCCTCCATGTCCTTTCCGATGATTCCGGCGACAATCCAGGATTCCGGAAGGGCCTTGAGCTGCAACTTCACGCGGTCGATCCAGGGCTGCCGGTAAAACATGTCCTGATGAGTCAAGACGGCGACGTCGGCCCCGCCTTCCTCGGCGATCCCCAGGAGCTTGTTCAGTCCCTTCGTGGCATATTCCGGGGACTTCACCATGTGAATCTTCCCCTCGATTTCGGACTGCCTGAGAACCATGTCGAGGCGGCACATGTCGTTGACGAGACAGCCGAAGGCGATGACGGGCCTCTCGGCGGGAAGCCGGAGATATTCCCGGACAACCGTTCCGGCCTCGTGGCGCTCCCTGACGTACTCGTAAAGCGCTTCCGAGTCCTCCGGGTCGTATTTCGCAAGCTCGGATTCAATCCATTCCCGGGTCAGGGTGTACCGGAACCGCCGGCCGGAGAAATTGTTCCGGGCGATCTCAAACACGTTCCCCGGGGTGACGTACCCGTCGCCGTAGGCCCCGATGTAGGGCCGGTTGTCGGCGACGAGGACCGGCTTCCCCTGGGCCATGGATTCTAGGGCGCCGCGCCCCAGGGCGATGCACAGGTCCGCCCATGCAATCTGATCCTCGATGGGGCGCTCAAGGTCGCTGTACCGGAGTTCGTATTTCTCGGACAGGAAAGCGAAGGGGTCGAACGAAACCGGTTCCCGGCGGATGATGAGGATTTTCCGGAGGACCTCCCCGGGGGGATTCCGCTTCCCGATGATGATCGGCTGCGGGACGATATCGCTGTCCGTCCCGTACCACAGGTTTTTTGCCCTCACTTCCTCGCTCACGGAAACGTACCTGTCGGCGCCCTTGAAGAAGATTTCATCATCGATGAGGCCGTGGGAGACATAGACCTTCCGGGCCGGGTTCTTTTTGATCGCCTCGAACTGGTCGTGGTGACTGCAAATGATGAAGTCAAACCGGTCCCGGGCAAGCGGGGCGGGGGCGTTCGTGGCGGTCACTTCATGCCCCTGGGTTTTCAGGGTGTCGATGACGACCCTGAAAAAGCGGGAGGACCCGCCTTCCCGCGAGGCCCCGGAAACGTATCTTGCCGTGACGAGGACCTTCATTCCGTCACCATTCCCCGGCATGCCTCCCGCTCCGCGGCGGTTGCGTCCCACTCTTCCCGGGCCTGATATGCCTCTGCAGGGGTCCGAAGCCCGTCCGCCTTGAAGCATCGCTCCTCCTCGCCCATTTCGGAATCCTCAATCCAGTTGATCCCGATCCATTCGTCCCGCGTGATTTCCGAAAGTTTCTTTTTCATGTTCGTCTCCTCTCTTAACTTTCGATCATGATGGAATAATCCACGGTCCAATGCCGGATCCCCGTTGTCCCGGCCGCCGTGGGCGCCTCGTCAATCCCCGTCGCCATGCCGTTGCGCTTGCACCAGATGCAGGCATATCCCGAGACCGTAAGAACCGCGTCATCCAGGAGGGCGGTCAGGTATCCGTACATCGTCGAGACCTCCACCGAGGATTCCGAATCCGAAAAAAGATGGAACGTGAAATGAACCTCGTCGAGCTTTTCGGTGAACGTGTCGTCCGTGTTGGAAAAAAAGTCATAGATGACATACGGCCTCGCCGCCCCCTGGGTCGCCTTGCCCTCATAGATCCGCCCCCCGACATAGTTGGATAGGTCGGACCCGGAGAATTTTGTCTGAAGGGCGGCAAGGAGGGCGTCCATTTACTCCACTTCCTTCATCGTCAGGAAAAGCCATTTCCCCGTCTTGTCCGGATCGATGCCGGTGATGTTGTAATACTTGTTCTTTTTCTTGACCCGCCATGACCCCCGGACGTCCGGCCGGAACCAGATTCGGGCCTTCGGAATCCGGGTTATCGAGTCCTGCCTCCCGGCGGAACCCTCCGACGAGCCGACTGTCCACCATTCGGCCCAGACCGTTGCCTTGTCCTTCCAGGTGACGTTGGTCCCGCCACGGCCGTCCGATGCTCTCTGCTGGGCCTGGAGGGTGATCCGGGCTTTCATTTCGCCGATCATCAATCAAACTCCCACGGAAGCCGGGCGCTCGCCAAAAGGTTCTTGACGGCGGGGTTTTCCTTGAAGATAAACGCAGTCTGAACCGACCCCTCCCGGTTCACGTCAAGGTCGGAACATATCAGGAGCATGGCCGCCCGGATCTTTCGGGGAATGAGGGCCGCCGAGGTCCACCCGCAGACGAACCGGACCTTGATCGGGTTCGAGGGATAGAGCGTCCCGGACGGCCAGGAACAGCCGAAGGGGAGGACGATGAACCCGCAGTCCTCGCCGTTCGTCTCGACGAGGTAATCCGTCCCGGCGGTCAGGGTCGTTTCCGTCCCGTCCGTGTCCTTCCAGGATATCGACGTCACAGATTGGAGGTTCCCGAAGGGAAGGCGGAGGCGGTCCCCCGAGGGCCAATCCTGCAGGAAGTAGTCCCAGGTCTGCGTCAGGAGCGCCCGGCGGGTGATGTCCTCCACATGCTCCCGGGCCGCCTGGATGATGGAGGTCAGAAGATCCTCGTCCGCCGCGGTCGCCTCATTGACAACGACGTCCCCGCTGAATTCAGAGGCCGCCACAAGGGGCTTCCCGACGATCCGGATCCATTGCTTCGTCCCGGTGTATTCGATCTCCTGGACCGCGTTGTCGGTGGCCTCGGTGACTTGAGTGAACCCGCCCCCGGTCCAGTCGGTGAAGGTGATATCGTCGTCGCTCTCCTGAATCTTCGCGTCAACGGTCGCGCCCGCCCCATTGGTCCCGGCGTTGAGATAGCAGACGGCCTCATGCCCGAGAACGTCCACCCCGGCGCCGATGAGGTAGTACCCGGAGGTGAAAGTGGGGCACGACGCCCCCTGGTCGGCGGTCGCGGTCCCGTTCGTGAGGACTTCCCCGAGGGTGTAAGACCCGGACCGGTCCCGGACGATGTAGGTTTTCGTCGTGAGGACGGTCACGACAATGCATGTTTTCCCGCTCGAGACCCCGGTGATGGTATCTCCGGCGGACCATCCCGCGCCGCCCGGGGCAACGTCGAGGGTCAGGAGTTCGTGGATCCCGTGGGAGCCGGGAAGGATGGACTGATAATGCGTCAGGTTGTCCGAGAGGGTGCCGGAATCGCGCCTCAAATGCACTTTCAGCTCCGCGAGCGTGATCGGTTCGATTGTCGGCGCCGCATAAAGGACGGTGTTCATTTTTCCAGGTCCTCCGGGGTCATGGTCCAGACGGTGATTCCGTGTTTCCGGGCAAGGACGTTGAGCCTGTCCAGGTAACGGGAGTCGGACGGCCGCTCCAAGATGAGGACGATTCCCGGCTTGAGGCCGGTCTTTTCCGCGTAATAAAGGGCTTGTCCTGCCGATTCCGCCCATTTGGAACCGAAATCGAACTCCACGGCGTACCCATCAGTCACGCAATCCACCCTTGCCATGTCGAGAAGGCGGACCTCCGTCGTCCCGCCGCAGGCCGCGCACCATTTTTCCTGATATTCCCGCTCAAGGTGCCGGTGCCCCGCCCATGCCGGAAGTGCGAAAAGCAGAATGATCAGGATTGCCGCAAGCCGCTTCATTTCTTCTTCCCCTTCTTCCTCTTCTGCCGCTTCAACCTTTTGGCTTCCTCCATCTGCCGGAGGCGTCCGGTTTTCATGGGGCCACCAGTGTTATTGTACCATTGCCACCCGTTGTTGCAGAGCCGCCGGAACCGATACCCGTGATGCCGGATGAAAGGTTGTAGCCACCAGCACCGGCCGTACTCGATGAACACGACCCCTTTAGGCCGGTCCTTGGGTCGGGGCATTGACGGGCCGAGTATGATGGGTGCTGGGACAAATAGTAGTCACGGTTTACCTGAATGTGTACGCTAGAGTCATTGATTACATCAACCGTCAACGCGCCCTCGGGTCCCGTGTTGCCCCAAATGTAAGCAGGAGCCAGTGGTTGCGCATATGCCCCCGCCGGGTCGTGGTCCCATTGCGTAGAGTCGTAGCCCCTGCCGATCTGATCGCGGCATGGGTATCCGGCCTCCTCGCCCTCGCCTTCGTTCCCGTCCCAATCGGAGGCACCGGCGCACTCGCCACAAACATCCCTGGAATCGTAGGACCGCACGTTGTCGAAGGCTATGTCGTAGTTAGACCAGTTTCCGCTAACGACATTGTTGTAAATTACACCGGTTCCGCCACGGATTCTGAACGGGTAATATCCGGCATCTCCGCTGTTTGAGATGAGGTTATTGTAAATCTCCCATGTTCTCGTCGCCCTGTTCGCACCCTGTACAGAGTGGGACTCGATATAGCATCCATTCAAAAGGGTGTTATATCGAAAAACGAACGCCGCCCCATAATTGGCATCAACCGCGTTGACTCCACCGTTAAAGGTATTCCCCTCTATATAAACGGCATATTGACTCCCTAAACTTGGCTCATTTGTCCAAAGAATATGCTGGGCATCGCTTTCGGATAATCCATAGTTTGTTCCAATGACCAACACCCTCATGTTGGTGAAACTGTTGTCGTGTATCGTTCCCGTTGCAATCTCTGGC